AAAACCTGCGTAAGTAGATCTATCTACTTTTGTCATAGGTGAATCTGATTGTGTAGTTTGAGTTCTATTAGATCTTAACTGTGCTTCAAGAATATCGGACATACCATATATTCCGTTTGGTGTAGATGTAGCACTTGTACCATCATCACTTGATCTAAAAAAATCATAGTCTGATTGTCCTTCAATTAAATCTAGATTAACTTCGTCTATTTCCCAATAATGAATACCTCTATTGCCCCATTCTTGAAACAATATATTAAGTGTTCTACGAGCGTTTTTTAATTGATATCCTGCAACATTTTGTAATCCAATACGTTCAAAAGCCTCCTCTACTATTTCATCAATAGCAAAAGTTTTATCGAACGTTGCTGTTCCCGAAGTAGTATTAGCCATTTAAACTCCTACGATTCGTAGACTTTAATCCATTCACAAACAATTGTAGCTGAATCTCCATTTGAACAAGCTGGTAATGTTACATTTACATCTCCAGTAAAACCTGTTGCTTCAGTATTTTTTAAACCACCAAAGTCACTATAATCAAATTCCATTTCTCCATTTAATGTTTGAAATGCTACATCCGTGTCAGCGTCCCATAACATTCTAATAGCGTCAACTGGTGCAGTAACTGAAACGTTAAATCTAACTTTATTAAGTCTTACAGTTTTGCAAGTTTTACCATTATTTGAATTTAAACCAGAAACATCAACTATTTTAGTTGTGCCTCCAGTAGAATCAGAAACTACATTGTAGTGTGTGATTAATTTTTTTGCTCCATCAAATACAGTTGTATTTAATACTGTGTCTGCCATGTTTCCTCCTTTTAAAGAGCGCCTGCATTACCAGACGCTCCGAGTTAATTTATTTATTAAAGTTCAGTATTAGCTGTTCTCTCTTTACCTGCTGAAATATAATCTAAAGTCATTATTTTTGCAGCGGCTGCACCGTTTTGAATTGCAAATGAAACAGCCAACTCTTCGTCGTCTGGAGCATTTGTATTCACGGCAGTTCCAACTTTTACGTTATCTTTATAAACAGAAAACTTTCTAATTCTTGGGTCGTAATAAAACCCTAAAGTCATGAAAGTGTCATCAGCTGCGTCACCACAAGAAACAGTTGTTTCTGTGCTGTCTTTTTCAATTACTAATTCAATTGAAGTAGCACCATCAGCTTTTCTGAAAAAGATACCATCAGTTACACCATCAATGAAAGTAGTATCAGTGATAGCTAAACCAATTGCAAAGTCAGATTGTGTTGCGTCACTAACTTTGAATCTAGTTTTAAAATACAAACCTTTTGCAGCTTCGTATTTAAAAGATTCAATTACGCCACCTGAACCGCCAGCCCATTGAAACTCATCAGAATCGTTGTCTGCATCGTCGTTTGTTACAACTAATAAACCGCCATCACCATCTCCTAAAGCTTCGGTTGCAGCACCTGAACCAGCCTCAGTTGTAGTAATTACCCAGTCACTAGCTGTGTATTTATCGAAGTCTTCATGATAAACGTGGTATTTAATTGGATCTGGTTGTTTTAAAAATTCACCAGTTCCTCCTGTCACTACGTTTGTGACTCCTGAAGTAAAGTGTGTTGTCATAATATCAGCGCCTCCTTAACGCCAGTTATCTACGATAACCAATTTATTTATGAGAATTATATATTAGTTTTTAGTAGAGCGCAAGAGGGCCTGCAATGTGGATTGGATTTTTCCAACGATGTAGCTTTTTATTAAGTAGCTACAGAAACTTGTGGTTCAGAGCCTTCTATCTTATTTTGCAAATGCTCTTTTTGAGCCTCTGCCATTTTAATATGGCTAATTACGTCTCTGACTTTTCTGCTCCCACTCGAGATCCAGACCTCTCTTCTTCACGTAAAGGTCGTTTAGATGTTGCATCATGTTCTCCATTTATAACCTCCTCATAGGTTATTCGGTTTATCTTGGGATTCATCATTTCTCCAAGATAATCCCATTTTATATCTTTTTTTCCTAGTTTGTCAACTAT